CGCTTGTCCAGTTGGATGAATGCGGGTTTGGTCATATAAGCCTCAGGTGAAGGTAAATCGCTGTAGTGACACCAATGCGGTTCTGTCATCAGTCTCTCCGTTTCTCTACACAATATTCAAACAGGATCCATTTGGCGCGATTGAGACACTGGCGCTGATCTTCCAAGATGTTGGCCAGTGTGTCCCCGTCGTAAGGGCCATAACTCACCATCTCTTGGCAGTCGCTCATCAAACTGGCCGCCATCATGGCCGCACCAGAAAAGCGGCGTACGATGCTGTGCTCCACTGCTTCGCGCATCTGGGCTTCGGTGCATCCATACATGCGCACTTCACGGCGCTCCTGTTCGGTCATGTCTGCGTAAGTGGTCACGGTCATCGTCGGCTCCTTGTTGTCTACTATACCTCGATTATACAGAAAGAGTCTTTTTTGGTCAACTGCTATCCCGCCGCCAGGATCTCATCCACGTTTTCGTCTATGGATTGATCTTGCGCACGTTCTGCGCGACGAGAGAACTGCCGGGCCACGTATTTGAGCTCGTCAAATGCCCGCATCTCGTCCCGATTGAGATCTTTAAGGAATGCCACGTCACCTTCTTCGTCCATGGCCGTCATTATCTGCTCCAGCGCGGCCAGGGTATTGCTGACCATGCAGTAACTCATGTTTGGATAGTCTCGCATCATGCGCTCCTTGTTGTTCACTATACCCCGATTATACGGAATCGGCCATTTCTGGTCAACCGGACGAAATTTTCGTTTGGTTAGTGAGCACTAACACCGCAGGCCCGGAAGAATCGCTCCGTGTCAAAGCGAGCATTGATCTGGCTGCAGGCCCCAGCCACTGCTATGGCGGCCAGGCGGCGCGCAGCAGCGTCGGTGATATAACTGATGTTCAAGGCGATGAGTTCAAAATCTCTGCGGCTCACGAAATCCTCCTGGTTGTCGACTATAACTCTATAGTAACACGAGGATCATTTCTGGTCAACCCAATGGTCAGTGAGTACTAACTGGGAGTGTCAGGGAGTTGGGTATCTAGCTTGATGCCAGTGTCTTGCAATGCTGCAAGATTTTTTCCCTCTCGCAGACTGCCCAGCATTGATTGGCCACTGAGGCTGCTGGTGTTGGCCGTGGCAGTGAGGAACTCGTCAGCATCTACATTGACTGCATATTCATGGAGATTCGCCGTGAATATCATGGTACTGGAGACATTGTTGGCCGTGAGCTCTCCAAAATCGATCTCGGCTTTGGCCTGGTTGTCGGCTTGGATTTCAAGAGACTCAGTGATGGCATCCCAACCGCTGTTCAATGTCTCCACTGCACTGGGGTTGGCCACAACGATAATGCCAATCTCGGTGTTGGCTGCCGGTATCAATCCGATTCCAGCCAGTGGATTGGGATCAACCCCAGTAAACGCACCTTCTACTGTGTTATATTCACCAGCTGCTGGGCCCGATGCTATGACGATGGGCGGATCAGGAGCGGCTATCACTGCCAGCATGTCCTGAAAGATACTTTGTAAATCTTGGGTATCGATCTCCGACAGAACCTGGGCGGATCCAACGAAAGTTTCCTCGAACACCGGATTTACTACGACACCCAACACATCAGTCAACAACACCGTACCGTTGGGGCCTGATCCTTGTCCCAGCTGTTGCCGATAGAGATCTTTCACGGAATCGGGGATGGGCGTAGAGAGCCCATTGACTTGGTCTAAGCCAGTCATGGGCTGTACCAAAGACATCGATCTTGCCAGTTGCGGGAGAGTAGTGGAAGTTATGTTCTTGATCTGCTGCAGGCTGCGGGCCAGGGCTTTGTTGGCTATGGCAGCATCCTGCGGAATTATCTTCTTTAGTATAGCCAAACTGTTGACATTGTTGGGTCCCGAGTAAGCTTCAATCAGCGCATTGTCCAGCACGGGTTCGAGCCCAAGATTCACACCGTAGACCCCGGGTGCGCCCTCGATGGGTAGATACACCAAAGACAATCCAGAGGCGTCTGGACACAACAGTGTCATAAAGCTATTGGGCAATGCATGCCGTGGATCTAGTATCTGTGCGAGATTGGCAAGATTTCCGGTGGCAACACCCAGTATGGCCTTGACCTGTGCCAGTAAATCGCCGGTCACCGCGCTCATGGCCGTGTAAGCATTGAGCTCTTCTTGATTGGTGAGTTGATTTACCCCGCGATTGAGACCGTTGACTCCGGACTGAGATACTCCCGTGGCCAACAATAGATCAGATATGCCCGGCAGCAAGCCCCCCGAGACTCTGGACATCTGTGCCAGCAATTCCCCAGGAAGTCCGAGATCATTGAGATTGGCCAGCGATATAGCCTCTCCGAGATTTTTAAAATCTGTGGCCAGCACTGGGATATCATCGCTCACGAGATTTAATCCGCCAGTGCTCAGTACATCCATGCCACCCTGGTTGGGATCAAATGTCTGAGCTATGATATCGCTGTTCTTGAGAGAGTTTAGTGTGGCGTTGGCCTGTGACAGGTACCCCAAAGAAGTCATGAACACTTGGCAAAACTTTGAGAGATCCGTGGTATCTACCACTGCACGAGCATCGACGTCCACTGACCCCGACATAGTGTAACTGTTGATATAAAATTTCCATCGAGAAGTATCGGTACCGGGAGCAACGTTCTTGCTGTTGGCCACGGCTTCATAGATATTGTCTTGATGCTTTACTACATCGCCGGTGACATAATCGGTCTGGTTGTCCCAGATTGATATTATGCCGTTGAACACGAGACCGCCAGGAGCGATCCCGGATGGGGGAAAGATCACCGATCCCGGCAAGGTATCAGTCAGGGCCGGACAATCATCAGACCCCAATGACAACAGCGAAAGATAGGTATTGGCGGTGATCTCTGTGGTCAAAGAAACCGGAGGTTGTACCACGAGATCCCGTGCTTGATTTTTGACCGAGGTCACTGATGCGATCACAGGTACTGCAGAATAATCTACCACGGAATCAATGAGGTCAGTTGGCGGCACGAAGGTCGTGCCTATGTCTGGGGGAGGATTGGGCAGCAGTCCGGCCCCAGCTATGCTCATCAGCGGGCTGAGTCCACTCATTGGCTATCCCGCAAAAACGTCGCCTGATCCAGATTTGACCTGGGTACATGAGGCGAACGGATCTCCTGCACGTGCCAAGGGTTTTCCATTGACAAATACTGTGCTAGATCCTGATGATATACTGCTGGCATGAGGTACACAACGCTTGCCGCCAGGGCGGAGATGCGTACCAGACTGATCACCGACTCGAGCTACTGGCTGTCCATTGACGAAAACGTCCGAGCTACCGCTGGTTATATTAAACCCCGAGCAGTGAGTTGCACCAGGATCACCCTTCCTTGCCACGGCCGGCATGGTTCACCCTGTTAATATTTTTTTGGTTACTGGTTTTATACCAGTGGTGGCTTCGATCCATGAATTACGCACATCCTCTCGGGCTTCGGCTATCATCACCCAGTTGCTGTTATTTAGCCGTACGTCCTGGGAGAGATCTGCTGAAAACAGCCCAGGCATCATCTGCAGACCTTGCGGACTCAGCACAGTGAGTATGGGATGAGAGATAGTTATATAACCTTCGGTGAGATTCTGTGCTGTGAGCCTCGCTACTATTTCTTCACCAGTGGTGAGTTTGAATGTGTAAATCACGTCGTTTTCTAATGTTTTCATAATGTCCCAGGATCGTCAGTTGATGATATTGTTTGCATGCGTTGTAATATCTCTTCGGTGCTGAGTTTACTTAACCCCTGCCATCCACCCGCGACCAATAATCGATCTCCTTGATAAATCTGCGGCACAGTGCGATGTCCTTGTTCTAGGATGAATTCGCGAGCTTCGGTGTCTTCTTCGATGTTGACTTCGTGATAGTTGATGTTGCGGCTCTGCAAGTAATTTTTGGCATTGACGCAATGCGGGCAGTGCGTTTTTGAATATACGGTGATCATAGGCTCAATCCTGATAGTGTAGTGGCATCGACATCTTGTCGGGTTCCGCCGATGACATAACTGACTATTTCTGTCTCTTGTGGTGCTACCTGTACATCTGACCCAGCGATCCACTTGGCGGTCCAGGGCAAAGGGTTGCTGCCGCCACGATAGTTGTTGGGTAATCCAATCGCGGTCATGCGCTTGTGCGCGATCCACTCGATATAGTCACACAACAATTGCTCATTGAGTCCGATCATGCTGCCATCACGGAACAGATAATGTGCCCAGGCTTTCTCCTGTGCCACTGCTGACTCAAACATCTCTCGCAGCAAGGGCTGTGTCTCATCGCGTATGGCAGCGTAGTCGGCGTCATCCTGTGGCAACAGTTTCAGTAGCTGCTGGGTCGAGGCCAAGTGGACGTTTTCGTCACGGGCGATAAACTTAATGATCTTGGCGTTACCCTCCATCTTCTTGAGTTCTGCGAACGCCCAGCTGCACGCGAAAGACACATAAAACCTGATGCCCTCGAGAACATTGACCGAGGCCAAGGCCAGCCACAATTTTCGTTTGAGTTCATATCGACTGATCCTTACGGTTTGTCCATTGACCGTGTGTTCTCCTTCGCCCAGGACCTGGTACTGAGCGCTGTAGTCCGCAAGATCATCGTAGTACTTGGTGATGTCTTGGGCGCACTGCACTATCTCTTCTACTTCCAGCATCTCGTCAAACACCCGACCTGGGTCAGCATAGATGTTGCGTATGATATGAGTGTAACTACGGCTGTGTATGGTCTCTGAAAAAGTCCAGGTCACGATCCAGGTCTCGAGTTCGGGCAGGCTCACCAAAGGACCAAACACCAGTCCAGGGCTGCGGCCTTGTACTGAATCTAACAAGATCTGTCGCTTGAGATTGCTGGTAAAGATATGCTGTTCCCACTCAGTGAGATCTCGGAAATCTTTGGCATCTCTCAGGATGTCAACTTCCTCGGGTCTCCAGAAGAATCCCAGCTGTCGGTCAGTGAGTTTGTCAAACTGCCGATACTTGAGAGCGTCATATCTCTGCATGCCCACCCCACCTTGTGGGTCAAGGAAGGCCAGGCTGGTGGTGTGATTTCGATCGCATGCGAGGTTTAGGACTGTCATGGTTTAGCTTTTTTATATTTTACAGCTATCACAATCAGCATCATCAGTGATCTCTGCTGATTGTGATTGTAGCTGGTTTTCTGCCAGCCTGTCTAGATCGATCTCACCGGACCCATCGTAAGTGTTGAAATAATAAAGTTGTTTGATGCCATATCGATAACACATCACGAGATGCCGCAACATATCGCTCATGGGTATCTTTTCATCTCCGTAGTGCTGTGGATTGTAGCTGGTGTTGACTGATATACCTTGGTCTATGTATTTCTGTAACACAGCACAGATCTTCAAATATCCTTCGGGGCTCTTCTGATCCCACAGTAGCTCATAACGATTCTTGAGCCGACGATATTCCGGTACCACTTGTTTCAGCACACCGTCTTTGCTCTGCTTGATGCTGACATAGCTGCGGGGAGGTTCTATGCCATTGGTGGCGTTGGCTATCTGCGCCGAAGTCTCGGCCGGCATCAAGGCCATCAGCGTGCTGTTGCGTATGCCCCACTCTCGGAGATCGCGCCTTAGACCTTCCCAATCCACTTGATCTTGGTGCGGTACCAGTTCATCGACTTCGGGTTTCCTAGTGTCCAGCGGCAATACACCTTGCGAGTATCTCGTCTCATTGGATCCAGGGCAGGCACCTTGTTCGCGCGCCAGGTCCACTGATGCACGTATGAGATAGTAGCTCCAGTGTTGGGCCCAGTGATCCACCAAAGGCAATGCCCGTGGATCACTGTAACTGGTTTCGTTCTTGGCCAGCCAGTAAGCCAAGTTGATGATTCCCACGCCCAAGGGACGGCGGTTCTTGGTGGCCATCTGCGCTGCTATGATGGGATAGTTCTGATAGCTCAACAGCGCGTCCAGTCCTCGCACGGCCAGAGTACACGCACGCTGCATGTCTTGGGGTTCGCGGAACGCTCCCCAGTTTATGGCCGAAAGGGTACAAAGAGCTATCTCTCCCTGGGGATCATTGATGTCATTGAGTGGACGCGTAGGTAAGTTGATCTCGCAACAGAGATTGCTCATCTTGATGGGTGCCAGTTCAGGCAAAAAACTACCATGTGAGTTGGCATGATCCACGTTCATCACATAGATCCTACCGGTATCTTTGCGCTCTTGCATAAACGCTGTGAACAGATCCACGGCCT